ATTTGCATATCCTAATCATATACACTGATAAAAATATAACAGTGCGAAATAAACTTACAGGACAGAAACTTGAAACTACCTGCCGGGACAGAAGGTTAATATTTAAATACTTCGAGAAATGAACGCAAAAGAATTGAGAATAGGCAATAAGTTTGAATGTATGGGTATGATTCAAACTGTTTTTGAATTGTGCGATAATACCGATAGGGGAAGAATAACCCAAGCCGGGTATGAATATATAATCAGGTGCGAAGAGAATGCGAATCAATATAAGCCTATTGAAATGCAGCCCATCCCCCTGACCGAAGAATGGCTATTGAAATTTGGGTTTACAAAAAGCTATGAGGGATATGGAAGTCCCCGTTTTTGTAAAGGTATAAACGCTGAATGTCTTGATGTATTGTCGGTAAGGCATTATTATATGGGTGGCTTTATTTGGGGATTTGATACAGCGCAGGAACGATTTATAGAAATAGGACAGCCAAAGGCTATCGTGAGCGTCCATGAGTTGCAAAACTTTTGGCACGTATTAACCGGCGAAGAACTAACAATTAAGTCATGAAAAAATCCCTCATAATTCTGCTTCTTATCTGCCTCCCAGTTGCGGCACGACCACCGGCGGCAATGATAAGCTATAATCAGAGCCTAACAAACTGGCTATATCAGGCACCAATGACTTATGACAACATAAAGTTAGCAATGGACTTGACCGGCATAGTTCACCCTGAAATAGTCCTTTTGCAAATAAGGCTCGAAACAGGCAATCTAAGCTCATCGCTTTGTCGGAAGCACAACAACATGGCTGGCATGAAAAAACCGGCAGTAAGGTGCACGACAGCGACAGGAAAGACAAAGAACGGTTATGCTTATTACGACACCTGGTTTGATTCGATAATTGACATAGGGTTATTTCAACAGTATTATATTCAAAAAGGCCGGGATTTGTCGGATTATGAAAAGTTTTTGACAGGGCTGTATGCTGAAGATCCGTTGTACCTGGTAAAATTAAAAAGATTATGTACGAATATCTAACCGAATTCGAAACCGGCCATTACCTGATAGTAAAAGACGGTGAGAGATATGCTGAATTTATAGATCATGCGTTCGGTATGGCCTGTTATAATCTTTTGATGTCGATTGAGGTCGAGAAGTTGCGGGCAGAGATGAAAAAATAACTTTAAAGTAGATATCTTTATGATTATACAAAGAGAATGGGCAATGCCATCGAAACGCACATTTATTATTAAACCAATTTCAAAACTAATATCAAGATATGTCGGTGATGGAAGGGGATGGATTGACCCATTTGCAGGGGAAAACTCGCCTGCTGAAATTACTAATGACTTAAACCCCGATAAGCCGACAAAGTTTCACTTACACGCCAAAGAGTTTGCGGCACAATTAACAGGAATTTATGAGGGGTGTTTGTTTGATCCGCCTTATTCATTGCGACAGGTTAAAGAGTGTTATGATGCTATTGGAGTTAAGTTATTTCAGGAAGATACACAGCGATTCCCGCAAAATGTGAAAGAATTTATTTCGCCCAAAATAAAAACAAATGGACATGTCATAACGTTTGGGTGGAACTCTCAAGGATTTGGAAAGAATTTAGGATTTGAAATGGTTGAGATATTGTTAGTACCACACGGACAAGGGCATAATGACACCATTGTAACGGTAGAACGTAAGATTGCAACATTGTTTTGAAAAGAAAGTTGCGGGCAGATGTACGCAAAAATAGTACGACTGAAAAATAACTAATAAAAAACTATATCACATGGCAAAATATGAATTTAAGATAGTATCTGCACATGAAGATTATATAGGTACTCATGTTAAAAAGGCATACAAAGAGGGATGGGTGCCAGCAGGTGAAGCATCAACGCAATATCATGGCTCTCCGACAAGTGCCGTTTATATTTATATTCCTTTTAAGCGCAAAATAAAAAGACGATTCTTTTTAAAATAATTGTGAAACATGACTTTTATCATTGTTTTTGCCTGAAAACGGATATATCTTTACTATGTAATCAAAAACAAACGTCATGAAAACCTGGTTTATTTTAAGAAGATATGAGTTCGGCGGGTGCATTAGAAACATAGCAGTAGATGCAAAGAACACCGAGGAGTTATTAAATAGAGGATTTTTAAAGGGAGATGTAGTAAAGATAATAACAGAGGAGAGTGATTATATTTACAGACATTACAATGAGGTTTATACAGCAAATTAATTATGAAACTAACCCTTAAAACCCTGACCGCCTACGTCATAATCGGGCTTACCCTGATCGGACTCGGGGCATACGGCACAATATTATTCACTTTGTTTGTGCTTTCAAAAGTAATCGGATTTGTTGAACCTTTAATAAAATAAGATATGGAACTAATTGAAAAATTGATGTTACAAGATACAGCAAAAAATAATTCTGACTTCAGAATGTTCAAAGCCATAAAGGTCGGTAAATATTATATGAGTGTACAGGGCAGTACAGGACATTATTGTTCTCCAAGAACGACTGTCAGTCCAGATGTATATTCGCGAATGGAGTTAGCTATTATAAATAAACACGAATCAATGGTTAGTATAAATAGGAGCGTGTTATTACGCAAGTTTAAAAGATATGATGAACTCGTATCTCGTGCAGACAGTCTGAATTCTAATGCTACTGTTTATGGATATGTTTCTGTTGATTTACTTAACGATTTATACCTATATCTAAAGAATCAATAATCATGAACACACTACCAAATAGCATGACCCTCGGAACGCACCCCTGTAACTCAGAGGTTGACGGGCACGGAAATGCTACACTTGCCGAAGTAGCTGAAAAACTGAACATCACTTATAAAGATGTGATAAGGGGCTTTGTAAAGGGCAAGGTTTATTTCGGACTGACAGAGGTATATGTATTTGCGAGGTTCCATTATTCAGGAGCAGATGGAGCTTTTCATATTGACAATATCTTAGCTTCAGTCAATGGCCTGAAATACAATAATGACGAACGTCACACTATTTCTATTTTTCTTGAGGACGAACTTATCGAGGTATACGAAAATGAATGCAAAAAGAGTCCTGCTGTTAAGTTTCAGAAAAAACTAATAGATACAACAACATTTTAACTAAATAATCATGAACACTGAAATTGTAAAATTAAATCCTGCTGAATATGGTCTGAAAGAGGACGAAGTTCAGCCAATCGAAAAGGCTTTTATGCCGAAAATTGTAGAGCGTGAAGCCCTGAAACCAATGTATGAGGCATTGATAACCGAAGAATTAACTCCCGCTCTTTGCGTAAAATCAAAGGAATTGCGCCTGAAGCTTGTCAAAGTTCGTACCGGCATTGCAGAAATCCATAAGACCCAAAAAGCCTATTTTCTGGCTGCCGGACGTTTTGTTGACGCATGGAAAAATAAAGAAACTCTTCCGGTTGAGCAAATGGAAGAGAGGCTCGAAGCTATTGAAAAGCATTTTGAAAACCTCGAAAAAGAACGCAAACAAAAAATTAGAGACGAACGTCTTGCAGAATTACAGAAATATGAGGTTGACGGCAGTCTTATGATGTTGGATGAAATGCAGGACGACATTTGGATCAATTACCTTGCCGGTGTAAGGTTGCAATTTGATGCCAAAAAAGAAGCTGAACGGAAAGCAGAAGAAGCCAGACTTGCAGAGATTGAAGCAGAAAAGAAACGACAGGAAGAAATCAGACTGGAAAATGAACGTCTGAAAAAAGAGAAAGACGCACTACAAAAGAAAGCCGATGCCGAAAGAGCAAAACAACAGGCTGAAATTGCGGCAGCTGAAAAAGCACGTAAGGATGCAGAGGCTAAAATGTTAGCACAGGCAAAGGCAGACAGAGAAAGACTCGAAGCTGCAAATGCTGAAAGAGAAAAGGCAGAAGCAGAACTGAAAGCCAAAAGAGAAGCAGATGAAAGAGCCGCCAAGGCCGAACAGGAAAGACTACAACAGGAAGAGATTGCAAGGCAAAAGGCTGAAAAGAAAGCCGCCGCTGCTCCTGACAAAGAGAAGCTTTTGAAGTTTGCCGAAACAATACAGGCTATTGAGCTCCCGAAATTAAAGACCCCTGAAGCTGCTGAAATATCCGCTAATGTAAAAACATTACTTGGCAAGGTTAACGCGTACATAATCGAAAAGGCAAACAACCTGTAAAAAATAATTAAGAGAGCATGACTTTTATCATAGGATAGTGTCAGCTCTCTTTTTACCTTGCAGAAAAAACAAGACTATGGAAAACAAATCAGAAAAAGTACACTGGCATAAAGTATTTCTGTCAGACTATCTCGGGGCGTGTGACCTCGAAGAAGGTAAGGACATTAAAGTCGTCATCAAAAACGTATCTGTAAAGCAAGTTAAGGGATCGGATGGTAAATCCCAGGAGCGGAACGTTGCGACCTTTACCGATGCGAAAATAAAACCGATGATCCTGAACGCTACAAACTGCCGGATAGTTAAAAAATTTGTCGGTAGTCCATACATTAATGACTGGGTAAACGTGCCTGTTCAGGTCTACATCAAATCAGATATTAAAGCATTTGGCGACGTTACCGAAGGGTTACGCATCAGAGAGACACAACCTAAAATGGACAAGCCTAACCTTGTCCCGTCTCTTCCGGCATGGCAAAAAGCTATTGAGTATCTGAAGGGTACCGGTACGATTGAGAATATCCGGGCAAAGTGGGAATTGTCAAAAGAGAATGAGGAACTTTTAAAAGCCGCTGTATTATGATTAAGTTCTATGATATAGATCAAAACTCCGAAAGCTGGGACAGCCTCAGAATGGGTAAATTTACGGCCAGTACTTTTGGTGATATTTTTATGAGCAAGACAACTGCCGGATATAACAACGCCATTACTAAGGTAGCCTTTGAGAGAGTCACCGAAGAATCAGAAGAAAAGTATAGTAATAAGTGGATGCAGCGGGGACATGAAAAGGAACCATTTGCCCGTGAAAATTACGAACTACTTACATTCAATACTCTTGAAAATGGGGGGTTTTATGAATATTCTGATTTTATCGGTGCGTCTCCTGATGCTAAAATAACCGGACAGAACGGAGGGTGTGAATTTAAATGTCCGTCATTTCAAATGTATCGTGAATATCTCGAAACAAACAAGCTGCCGAAAAACTACTTTTGGCAGGTACACGGGCAAATGTTATGCACGGGATGGGATTTTATTGATTATATGCCGTTCTCATCTCCAAAATTGAAACAGATACTCATAACAGTAAAACGTGATCCAATTATTTTGGAACAGCTTGAAGAGAAGTTAAACGAAGCAATCAAAGAAGTACAAACTTTAATAGAGCAGATAAGACAATGAAGAATTTAAGCATTTTGATAGGCCGGGCGGGAAAGGATCCCGAAGTCCGAACTACACAAAACAGTAAAGTCGCATCTTTCAGCCTTGCCACAACCGAAAAGTACAAAGACAAGGAAGAGACTCAATGGCACCAAATTATAATTTGGGGTAAGCTTGCCGATGTAGTTGAAAAGTATGTAAAAAAAGGCATGCTTTTAGCGGTCGAGGGTAAAGTAATTTACCGAACTTACGACGACAAAGACGGGAATAAAAAATACATCACCGAAATTGTATGTCACTCTATGACAATGCTGTCAGGTAAAGAACCAATACATCAAACTGAATCATTCGATGCTGGCCCAAGTGAACCACAATATCAAAAGCAGCCGGAAACCAGAGAGGACATTTTGAACGCACCTGATGAACCGTTCAATGACATGCCGTTTTAATCTGACCCTGAAATGAAGAACTGCAACGCAATTCTCTGCGACACCGATGAAATTATCGCAGAGGACAATTCCGAAACGAGACATCAGAAGATGATCCGAAAGGTAAAAGACAAATCCGGAAGCGGAGACGTGACAGGCTGCACAAAGATAGCTGCAGATAAATTAACATTTTATGTTAAACCCAATCAGGACATAACCGCCCGGCTCGAACATTACCGGATAAGGTATCCTGATGCAAAAATTGTGAAGTGATGAGCAGGAAATTCAAATTTAGAGCATGGGATTCAGTAAATAAAAATATGGAATTAAATGTACACCTTTTGGATTCATTTAATGAAATATTGCATAAAGAAAAATATAATGTTATGCAGTTTACTGGATTCAGAGATAAGAATGGCAAAGATATTTATGAGGGTGATATTATAAAACAAACAATCCCCTATGATCCTGAAACAAAAACAGATGAATTTATTGAAATAGATAAGGTAATCTATGATGATGCTATGTATCAGATAGATGGTTATCCACTTTATGTTTGCCTTGAATTTGATTGTGAAATTATAGGCAATATTTATGAAAATACCGAACTGCTTAAATGAAAAAACTAACCTATAAAGCTCGAAAGGAAACCGATACAGCACCATTAAAAATACAGGGCCGGGTGGTAATGGAACATGACATTACCACCCTTAAAAAGGGCAACTATCGGATAACGATTGAGGCGTGGAGAAACAAAGCAAGTCATTCACAATTTAAATGGCTCTTCGGTGGTATCTATCCGCAAACATTAATTTTACTTAACGACATAGGATATGAGTTTACCAATGTTGACCAGGTAGATATTTTCTGGAAAGAGTTATATGCTAACAAAGAATTATTAATTAGGGAAACCGGCGAAATTAGGTTAGTACCATTAAGCAAGTCTGAATTTTTAACCATTGATCACATGGCTTTTGTATCAAACATCCGAAACCATTGTATTAATTACTTGGGAAGTGATATTGAAGATCCTGATCCAGACTGGAAGCAGCGTAAACTTGAAATTCAGGCAGCTATTGAAAAGGAAGCACAGAACAAAATAAATGCAAACGAATTATGAAAGCACGTATCTATCACGAATACAGCGAACTCGACAAGCGAATGGAGTACTATGTTGAGAGCGATAATGTAAAAGTATGGTACTTTTTAGGCCAAATAACCGGATCATTATATATATCCATTTATCCTTATATGCCAACATGGAGAGAGTCAAGAAAGTTTCAGGAGGTCACCGGCAAAGATGCCCGAAGCCTGGCGAATAAATTATCTAAAAAATTAATCACTTGGAGCAAAAAAAGATTTGCACAGGTGAAAGAGATTAGTTAAATTTGACATGTTATTGATCCCCCTTTGCGGGGGTTTATTCGGTTGAATAAGTAACAAAGTAAAGTAATGACAGAGATAAAAGTCTATAAGACAAGCGAAAAGGTAATAATCTGGCTCCACAGAGAGAATAAAACTCAACAGTGGCTATCTGAGCAGTTAGGCCAGACCAGGCAGGCAATGAGCCAAAAAATAAGAGATAATATGTTTACCCCTGGTGATATCATCAGACTTCAGTTAATGGGTTGCCCGTTATAATTTTTTTCTGAAATAAATAACATTGTAAAGTAATGATAGGGTGGATTAAGTTGCATAGAAAATTGATTGAAAAATCATTTTATCGAAAAGACAGTGAGAAAGTTCATTTATGGATTCACCTTTTAATATCAGCAAACAGGGAGACAAGAGAAGAGATGCTTGGGGGTAAACCATATATTTGTAATCCAGGTCAATTTACCACCGGCAGAAAACAGCTCGCAATGGAGACTGGAATTTCTGAAAGCAAAATTGAAAGAATTATGACATACTTCGAGAAAATCGAACAACAGATTGAACAACAAAAAACGTCCACAAATCGCTTAATATCAATACTTAACTGGTCAGAATACCAACAAACTGAACAACAGATTGAACAACAAGTGAACAACGACCGAACAACGAGTGAACAACGAGTGAACACACCTAAAGAAGTAAAGAAGATAAAGAAAGAAAAGAAAATATATAGTGAGCAAGCTCACGCCCTTTTTTCTGATTTAGTTATTTTGTTTGATGAAAAATTAAGACCCGATACAGAAGCAAAAAAAGAGAAATGGTTATCGGTATGTGAAAAGTTATTAAAGACCAATAGCCACGAGCATATAAAAACCATTGTGAAGCGTGCCCGAATGGATAATTTTTGGAGCAGGCAGTTTTTATCTTTACCAAAACTATTAACATCTGATAAGAACGACATTAATTATTTTGTCAAATTCGATTTGCAATTTAACGGCAGGTCAGAAAGTGAAAAGCAAGCAGAAAAGTCTACAATGACATTTAATGTTCCAAAAATAGAAAATTTGAGATGAGGCAGGATAAAAATAAGTCTGTAATGATTATTCCAGAGGGCGGCAAAATACCTCCTCAGTCACCGGAAACTGAAGAGGCTGTACTTGGGGCAATTATGCTTGAAGAAGATGCGGCTATTCAAATAATAAGTATTTTAAAACCTGAAATGTTTTATGTCCCTGCACACCAGCACATATATACAGCAATTTATGATATGGTAATATCCGGTAAAGTAGTTGATATTATTACATTAATGAGTGAACTTCGTAAAAGAAATACGCTTGAAGAAGTTGGAGGCCCGGTATATCTTACTGAATTAATATCTAAAGTTGTATCTGCAGCAAATGTTTTATCTCATGCTTTTATTGTTAAACAGAAGTACGCAGCTAGGGAATATATAAGATTATCAATACAAATTCAATCATTGGCTTATGAGGATAGTGATATTACCGAAATTGCTGAGCTTGCGGAAAATGAGATATTAAAAATCTCAATGCAAACCGAAAATAAGGAGCCGAAAAGAATAGATAGTTGTGTTGATGAATTGCTAACTAATGTTAAAAAAGTAATAGATAATCCCGGTCAGTTGATTGGCTTACCTTCTGGTATGATAAAAATTGACAGGATCACAGGAGGGTGGCAAAAAAGTGATCTAATAATTATTGCAGCTCGTCCATCAATGGGTAAGAGTGCAATAGCTTCTATATTTGCAAAGAATGCAGCGTTATATAATTATCCGGTAGCATTCTTTTCATTAGAGATGTCAAATGAACAATTAACAGGTAGGTGGTTATCGGGAGTTTCAGGTTATTCCAATATGGAAATAAGAAACGGTAATTTGAATTTCAGTAAACTTGTTGAAGCAAGTGAACAAATAGCGGCATTACCAATTTATGTGGACGACACTCCTGCTATATCAATAGCCGAATTAAGATCAAAAACAAAAAAACTGATCATTAAGAACGGTATAAAAATGATCATTATTGATTATCTTCAATTAATAAAAGGAGAAGGAAATAGCAGAGAGCAGGAAGTTGCATCTGTTTCACGTGGATTAAAAGCAATAGCAAAAGAGTTTAATATTCCGGTTATTGTGTTAGCTCAGTTAAATAGAGAAGTAGAAGCAAAAGCAGATAAAAGGCCTGGTTTAGCCATGCTTCGTGAATCGGGGCAAATAGAACAGGATGCCGATATAGTAGCTTTTATTTATCGTCCGGCCTATTACGGAATAACCAACATAAACATAAACGGTGAAGAGTTAATAACAAAAGGTCTGATGATGTTTGATATTCAAAAAAACAGAAGCGGAGCATTATACCCGGTTCCTCTTTATCATAACGAATCATTAACGGTTATTTCGGATAACCACGAAGATATAAACGTAACACCATTTTAATTATGGCCCTCGAACAAATAGACTTGGTTTGGATAGCCCAGAAAATGGAACCAGGTAAATGGTATAATATCAAAAACGCTGAACAATTGAGGCAGTTCATGCAGCTTATCGATAAACGCTTCGGATTTGATAAGTTTACTTTGAGCCTCTCCCCTGATTACAAACAAGTAAAAAAGACTGAGATATGAAAACAGAAGAGCAGATCAAAGAAAAGCAAATCGAACTCCAGGGCGAGTTGATGAATGCAGTAGAAGCACAACATACCTTTGAAAGTGCATTTGAGAGAAAACCAACTGAGAAGGAGAGTGAGATAATGTTGCATAATATTGCGATACTTGAAGCTCAAAACGATGTAATTGATTGGATGCTGTCATGAAAGATCTCACACAATTTGAACCGAAATACAGGACGCTGATAGGGTATCTGACCGGGGACGAAGATAACACGCTCCGCAATATTTTGTCAGAGGTCAGCCGAAAAAGTCATATACCTGAAGAATTAATCAAAGCCGATACCCGCAAAATCGAATCATTCAAAGGAAAGTATTTTTATTACAGGAGGGTATTTGAAACGCAACACGCTTATACATTTGCTCAGATTGGTGCAGTTGTAGGCCGAGATCATTCGAGCGTCACCACGGGGCTAAAAACAGGCAATATAAGATATAAGGCGGAATATGATAAACTATTTTATTCCTCACAATCAAAACCAGTGGAACGATTAAAGAATGGTAAAGTTATAAAGAGATATGAGTCAATAAAGAGTGCTTCTATTTTAACCGGTTTTATAATTGGAAATATAAACCGAAGTATTCAAAAGGGTTGGAAAGTAAAGGGTTTTACTTTTCGTTATGCCGAATAAACATGATAAAAATCATTTCATAGAATTAACCGAATAGTTACATTGCAAGAAAAATGAGCGAACCGATTTCAATAGTGATGAATTGCGACTGCCTCCCGTATATGAAAACTCTGCCAAATAAGTTTATAGACCTCGCAATTATAGATAGTCCATATGGCATAGGCGAAGATGGGGGTAAAAATCATACAAGGGATAAGCTTGCGATAAGTAAAAACTATAAAAAATATTCAGGTAATGACCTAAATTCACCTGCAGAAGAATACTGGAAAGAACTTTTCCGGATTAGTAAAAATCAAATTGTTTGGGGTGCAAATCATTTTATAAGCAAAATCCCATTTGATAGTAGTTGTTGGATAGTTTGGGATAAAGATAACGGAGACACTGATTTTGCCGATTGTGAGCTTGCATGGACATCGTTTAAATCTGCGGTAAGAAAGTTAAAATATAAGTGGCAGGGTATGCTTCAAGAAAACATGGCAAATAAAGAAGAGCGTCTGCATCCAAATCAGAAACCCATTGCACTATATTCATGGCTCCTCAAAAACTATGCAAAGCCCGGCGACAAGATATTAGATTCTCATATGGGCAGCCAAAGCAGCCGGATAGCAGCGTATAAAATGGGCTTTGACTATTGGGGGTGCGAATTGGATGAAGATTATTTCCGTGACGGTTGTGCCCGCTTTGACCGTGAATGTTTGGGAGAGATAACAGCCAGTGAAGGCATAAAGATAACTCAGCAAAAACTATTCTGATGAAAGATAGAAACTTACCGATAAATGATAATTGGATGACTCCTGAATCATTTTATAAAGAATTAGATAATGAGTTTCATTTTGATTTTGACCCGTGCCCCTTAAATCATAATACAGATCTTTGGGATGGATTAAAAATAGAATGGGGTAAATCTAATTTTATTAATCCTCCTTATTCGAGAAAATTAAAAGAAGCTTTTATTTTGAAGGCATTAGAGGAAAGCAAAAAGGGGAAGGTTTGTATTTTATTGATACCCGTAAGTACCTCAACAAAGATATTCCACGAAGTTATAAAGCCAAACGCCAAAGATATCCGATTTATAAAGGGCAGAATAAAATTTACCGGCATCGGTAAGAATGGCAATAACGAAGGTAAAACTTGCGGCATGCACGATTCAATGATAATTATATTCTGATGAAAGACAAATCAACAAGCAAATGAAAATAGAAGCAAATGAATATTATTTAGTTGACGGTGTGAAAATGAAATGTCACATTGTCCGAGAACATGGAATACATACTTTCCAGTTAGTAGACGAAGCGGGGCGGGATAAAATAATATACATGGAAAATTCAGTAGAGGTAAAAGATTGGGGGAATAGGTTAATCAATGAAAAGGAACACGAAATAAAAGAAGCATGAAAAAACAAGCATCAAAAGAAAAAGACATACACTCACAGGTTTGCAGGTATTTAAAATTGCAATACCCGAACGTGATGTATAATACTGATCTATCCGGTATAAAATTAACCATAGGACAGGCGGTAAAATTAAAGAATTTGCGGTCATTCAGGGGCTTTCCTGACATCATTATATACGAGCCTATTGGTAACTGTCATGGATTATTTGTTGAGCTTAAACGTGACGGGGAGAGGTTGCGTAAGATGAATGGGAATTTTGTTTCTGAACATATCCAGGAGCAGCACGAATGTATGCAGCAGCTTGAAAAGAGAGGTTATGCGTGTGCTTTTGCTATCGGATTTGAACAGGCGAAAGAAATCATCGATAAATATTTATCATTAAAAACATAAACATGACTTTTATCAGCTTTTATTTAATTTGAACAATCTACCTTAGCACAAATAAAACGGATAATTATGAACGAACTAACCCCCTTAACCTCGAAGAGCGGAGAAAGCGAATGGCCGTATAAGAAGAAAACCGTAATTGCCATACCTGAAACTGATATGTGTAATGGCTGTATAGCTATGGTAGATAACGAAGACAAAAGCTTAAATAACTGTAAAAAGTTACCAGACTGTACTACCAATTTTCATGGATGGGTTATTTTCATCGAAAAGCCCGCCGAGAAATGATCTACCTCGAACTAATATTCACAATCTTCTGTATTATTGCCGGATGCGGAATAATCTATGAAGGACTAAAAAAGGCGAAATGAGACGCAAATTTAATCATAAAATCCTGCATTTATTTGCTGCTATATCGCTAATATTTAGTATCTTAGCTGATAGATGCAACGGTTTGCAGCGGGATAATTTGAATGAGATACTACGGAATTTAAATAAAAACTGAGTCATGCCAAAAGGGAAAGCTAAAACAAGATATAACTTCAAGAAAGGCACTAATGGAAAAGAAATCGGGTGTCCTTATGAAGCCGGAACATGGTGCACGCTACCAAAGTATAAAAGATGCGATGACTGCATGAGGTGTCCTGATGGATCAAAAGCCTGTTATGTAACGGCTACTTAATTGAATGAGATTTTTAGAAACTTCGCAAAGAATAATTAATATGAGATGGATAAAATTAAGCGATAGAACGCCAGTGCCAGAAATTGATGGTAAAAAGGTGTTGATTTGCAGACTGCTAAATGATTCGCAGACTGAACAAAATCCGTCAGTGTTTCCTACAAATATGGTGAAGTCTTGTAATAAAGATGAAACATGGTGGATGAGTCTGCCTGAATTGCCAATTGGATTGAGAAACTTAAATCGGAAATAAGATGAACTTAGATGAAAAATTAATTCAAAGCAAAGAAGTAAAAAAACTTATTGACTTCTTAATCAAAGAATCTAACTATAAATTTACTGAATTTCGATTAGTAGTAAGAGATGACGGTGAATGTTATGCCCATGTAATGAATAGAGACAGCGCTACTGTGGATTTTAAGCTACCGGATTATCGCAATAATTAACTAATCCCAAAACCAAAGAACCTAAACAATAACCGAGATGACTGAATTAAACCTTTACAGATTCATATCTGACAACCATGTAGAATATCATTGGCACGATGACGATGTAATCATGTTCGTCAATGCCGATGACATTAAA